GCGATAATTACCAGCTACTTGCAAAGATGAGTTCTTGACACGCGCATATACGGTAACAGGGACAAAAGTTGAAGCTCCAGTAACAGCAATGAGAGGGTTAATAACATATATAGTGAGTACACCAGATTGATTAAGATAATTAGTCGCAGAAGAAGTAAGCGAAGTATAATTAAGTAATGCAGGATACACACAATTATGGACACACTCAATGGAAACAGGAGATGAAGAAGAAGGGGATAAGAAGACATGAGGCAAAGCCAAAAGGGATGCTAAGTTAGATGCTATGGGTTGTTGCGGTTGCCAAACTGCAATGGCTAAACCAGCTTGAAAAGGAGATCCATTGATAAGGATCTGAAGCTCATAATCAAAGGCCATCAATCGATGGAGTGACATGAGGGTTAATGCTGGTTGAGCTGGAAAATTAATTAAGGCAGCAGGAAAAGCAAGAGCAGACAATACAGTCATAGATGTAGCAGACGCATTCCAATTAAAAGTAGCCACAGGCACAAACTTATCCATAAGTAGCTCCGTTGACATAGTCGCAGGTACGGCTGCTAAAGGCCGGGTCAAGGATTCTATTTGAGATACCTGACCTAATAAACTAACATCATGGGCTGGCAAAGACGCCTGCACCATGGTGGCCTGTGTTGATTCTTGAATCACAGGCGAATTCGCTAAATTATCAAAAGTTAAGGAAGCAGGAGATTAAATTTATACTTAAAGATGCGGTGATCTCCCAATCACTGCACCAAAGATGGTCTGAAGGAGGCTAGACTTATATTTCTCCTCGGGGCGTCACAGCTTCTAGATTCTAAATAGAACCTCCCCGCTATGCCAGTCGTCTTAACAGGGTACACCTTCAGACGGTCATACCCGCTACATTTGGCGATCCAGCATTCGATTTTCGCGTCCCACTCAGGTAAACTGAGTTGGATGTCTCGGCCTCGACAAGCCTCGACAATTTTTGAGCCGATCTCGCGATAGATCTCTGGTCCATGGTGGACCAGCTCCTCAATTGCCACCTCGCAATTTGTTCGTGTTGCATCTTTCAATGCAAGGTCCTTCCGCACCCACATGACTAGATCTTTGATCATGTCAAGTTCGAGTGGGCAAAGCACAAACTTTGTTTGAGGCAGTGCGACAAAACGACGCTTGAGGAAGCTCAACCTCTCCAAGGGCACGAGCTCTGTAGCCAGAGCTTCTTTGGTCTCCGAAGTCAGTGTGAATCCGTACTGAAATAGCACGGCTGCACAATTCACTGCGTTAAACCAGGGGATCTTCTCACTCACAGAGTGGATATTATCGTCCCCATAGTAATAACTACACACAAACTCCGAATATCGAGACATGTCTGCCAGACGCGGCTCGTGCACTCTCGCCAATTCCTTAAAAGCGATTAAAAAGGCTAAATGATTAATTAAAGAATTAAATTCGGAAGTGCCAACGCACCCCGAGGGCATCCCATGGGACTTCTCGTAAATATGTCGACCAGACACAAAACGAGAGTTGATCATTTCGTTGAACAAAGCTTTACG